GCTGACTTGACTACGCTTCTTCCCAAGCTACGTAGTTTACAGTCCATTAAATCCATAGACTCTACCGGCGCCCCGGTTGAGAACCTTGAGTACAGAGAGCTACAAGATTTATATGATAGCGACAATGTACTGCGCACTTCAATGTTCACTATGATCGGTGACACTCTGCGCGTTTATCCCTGCATAGCAACTGGCTCAATGGCAGTTACGTATTACAAGAACCCAGTAGTAACTGATACTGGATACGCTAGCTGGATAGCCAATGAATACCCTGATGAACTAGCTATGTGGGCAGCTGCTATTGTGTTTGCCCGCACTGGCTTCGCAGAAATGGCTAATGACTTCCAACGCACTCACGTACAGCCATTCAAAGAACTCCTGGTATCTTCACATCTTATTGGAATGGTGAACTAAGTGTGTGCTGGCTATTTAACATTATAAGGAATATTATGGCAACTTACGTCCCTAATGCTACTCAAACTACTGAGCCGCTTGAAAGCCAGACTGTTGAGTCTGCTGCGCTGGAGTTTAGGACTCTTAAAGCGCGAGTTAATGCTTTAGACGCTGCCGTAGCTGCGGATGATTTAACAGATTTGCGAGTCCCAGAAACTAGTATTGCGGTATTGCCAGCTATTGCGTCGCGTGCTGGTAAAGTACTTGGCTTTGACGCTGGGGGTAATCCTGCTATGGTAGACGTTGCGGGAGCTACTGATCCTAGTTTGCGTAGCGACCTTGCTGCATCCTCTGGTGCGAACCTGGTGAGATATCTACCAGCAGGCACAGGAGCAGTGGCGACTGATGTTCAGACCAAGTTTCGTCAGACCGTAAGCGTGTTTGACTTCATGACCCCTGCCCAGATTGCCGATGTGCAGGCCAACACCGCATTGCTCAATGTCACCGCTGCTATTCAATCCGCCCTGACTGCTGCCAACAAAGTCTATTTTCCCGCAGGCACCTACCTGTGCGACACGGTGTCAGTCAAGGCCAATCAGTTCATTCATGGTGATGGGAAGTCATCCATCATCAAACAAAATTCCACCACTGGTGCGAGCTATGGAACCTTCTACGCCGACAGCGGATCAGCGTCCGCATTCCTGACCGGCATCACCATCCGGGACATTCAACTCTTGGGGCAAGTCGCTACGCTTGGGTTCTCCGAGTTCCAGCACTTGATCGGACTCAACGGGGTTGATGGCGTGCTTATAGATAACGTGTGGGTCACCGGGTTCCGTGGCGATGGTATCTATTTGGGCTCCAGCCCATCAGCGGGGGTAGAGCGACATAACCGCAATGTTGTGATCACAAATTGCGTAATTGACGGAGTTAACAACGACAACCGAAATGGCATCAGCATCATTGATGGCGATGGCATCCTGATCGAACACAACGTATTTAAGAACTGTACTCGGTCAAATATGCCGGGGGCTATTGACGTTGAGCCTAATGGTGATCTGTTTCCAATCGTAAGAAACATCAACATCGTCAACAACACATTCACAAATATCGGCGGCAGCGCCGGAATCATTTCCTTCGCCATTGGTGCAAACACTTTCACGGTGCCTCCTGAAAATTATTCAGTGGTGGGCAATACCTTCGTAGGTGCTACCCGGCCAATGATGGTATTGGTGCCACAGGCGGTAGATAGGGGTGTTCCTTTGAATCTGGTGATAGCCAACAATACCTACTCTGGCGCTGGCCGCCCCTTTGAATTCGCAAGGTCGTCATTGGGTTATGTGGACGGGGTGACTATCACTGGAAACACCTTCACCTATGGAGCAGCAGCTGTCTTAGCATTCACCAACACCGCGACCTGCATCAATACGGTAATTGCAAACAATGTGTTCCGCTCTGCCAGCGGAGGATTAGCACTAAACGGTAATGCGTCATTCATCACTGTTTCCAACAACGTATTTGTCGGGAACCCGGCTATCAACTTTGGGGTGGGAGGAGGAGTTACTTCCAACATCGCGTTTCAGAACAACATGATTAACGGGGCTGGAACGATAACGAGCACCGGTACTGACGCGGGCTCTACAAACAGTTTCTTGAACAACACCCTGACCAACGCGACTACCGTGAGCTTCCGCGCATGGAGAAACGACTTCAACGGCACTGTTGTTCAAGGGGTAGCCCCCACTACTTTCAACACAACAACGCTACCCGATAGTTTCCCAACTGGAGTATTTACTGCAATTCTGAATGGCGATACTGGTGTCCCTGCCGGGATTGGCAGTACGCAAGGGGTGCTGACAACATACAGGTTAGCTGGTACTTCTGGTTATGAGCGGTTCACGTACCAGACTTTTGTTCACTCGAATAACACGCTGAAACTTGGCAGTACGTTCATACGTCGAAGGGCGAACGCTTCCAACACGTGGACAGTGTGGTATGAGCTCGCAGGGGTTTAACAACTGTCTAACAGCTCCGCTGATGGATAAGTTCAGTGTGCTGCCTACTCTGCTGGGAGCCAAGAGTTCGTTCATTGGGCTGCTGCTTTGGGTTGTATGGAATAATTTAAAACTGCTAAGGAATACATAATGGCAATTCAGAGATTTAAAGTCTCGTTAAACGCAGCTCGTTTTCCTTTAGTTTCTACTAAGGGACAGCGGGCTGTTTTTATTCCAGGACTTGACAGCGCACCGCGCACACCTCGTACATTTATGGGCAGCAATGAGTCTGTAGACTACGATACTCCCCAAGTACTTTATGGTGAAAACATCATGCCAGTAGCTGAGGGGCTGAAGTCTGTAGGCTACACGGAGCGCATCGCAGGAACAGTAAACTCAGACTTTGATCAGCTGTTTGCACTGCGGGATGATGTAGAAAATACAGTCTTGTACAGCCCGGCAGCAGGCAAGAATTACATCTATGATGAGGCTACTAGCGCGTGGACAACAACTACGTTTGCAGAAATTCACGGCGTGGCTATAGACCCAGCATCCCCAAATACTGAAGCAACAGCAGATATTACTTATGCCTACGTAGATGGTAAGACATTCATCTGCTATTCTAGAGTGCTAAAGACCGGTGGAACAGATGCAAGTATATTGTTCTGGAACCCAGTTACCAAAGCACTAGCACCTGCCGGGAGTTTGATTGCTAACCTGCCATTTCCTGCAGGCGAAATTGACGGCATTAGCAGTTCCAATGGATATCTCATTGTTTACAGTGACATTACTGTGGCCTGGGCAGCATTTAATGGCACTACCTTTGACTTTACTATCTACAGTAATGGTGAGTTTACTGGCTCAGGCTATCAGATTCCAGAAGATACGCAGGGTAAAATTAAAGCCTGTATTGGGTTGCCGGGCGGCTTTGTCATTTTTACTGCAAAAAACGCGATTGCGGCCACGTACCACGCACAGAGCATTGCGGCTCCCTGGGTGTTCCGAGAAGTTGCAGGTGCAGGTGGTATCGAGAGCTATGAACAAGCCACTGTTGAAGGCTCACTTGGGGCGCTGATTGCCTACACTACTACTGGTTTGCAGAAAGTATCACTTAACAGTAGTGAGGAAGCATATCCAGACGTAAGTGATTTTATTGCTGGGCGCTACATTGAACGCTATTCCTTCGGAACTCAAACGCTGCGGCAAGCCTCTACTTCACTAGATTTTTATACAAAGGTCACAAACATTGCTAACCGCTATTTAGTAGTTAGCTATGGCACGTATCCAAAAGTCTACTCATTCGCTCTTGTTTATGATATGACTCTAGAGCGTTGGGGGAAACTGCGGATTGTACATAGGGATTGTTTTTATTACACTTACGGTGCAATAACAGCTGATCTAACATACTCAATGCTTGGAGACATTTCGTATGATTACCCAGACCTCGGCACCTATGATAGTACTACACAGCAAAGTAACGCTTTAGTGGCAGCTCAACATGGGCTAGCGTTTCTCAAATCTGATGGTAGTGTTACTATTGCAGACTGGAGTTCAGTGGCGCGGGATACTGAAGACGAAGCTGTAGCAATTCTTGGTCGTATCCAACTCACGCGTGGTAGCCACGTGCAACTTAACCGGGCAGAAGTAGAAGGGCTTGGCAGTGGGCGCGTGTATGTGCAACCAAGTTATAATGGAAAGGACTTAAGCACAGCAGAGCAGTTGGTGGATATTGAAACCAGTGATAACTACAGAATTGTAGGCGGGCTGATTGATTGTAAGAACTTTAATCTAGTTATTGAAGGTACGTTCAATCTATCTACTGTAATCTTAGAAGCTACTACAAGCGGCAAGGTGTAACAATGCCTTCTTACACGATTTCTTCTGGGCTACCTGACTTACCAGTTGGACTAAAAGACGCTGATGCTGCGTTAGTTGGCCCGATCTACCGCGCTGTGAATGCGCTAGCTCAGCAAGTTAGCTTGTTGACTGGTAATGTTCAGTTCTCTGCCGCAGAGCAAGTACAGATAGATCAGCTATCCACGTTGATAGATCATCGTGAGCAGCGCATATATGTAAAAGCACTAGAAGCACTTAATTACGGGAGCCTGCTAACACTTAGTGTTGATAGTGGGAAACTGGCTGCGGTAAAGGCAGATGCCACAGTGCTTACGAAACCTGCGCACGCAATATGTGATGTGCCAGGTGGTATTGCAGCTGGTAGTTATGGTGTAGCGCTATTTATGCGAGGTAAGACAGCAGCTGTAGCTGGAACAGTACTAGGTGCAACTTATTACTTATCAACTGTAGGTAACTTACAGCTAGCATCTCCAACTGCTGATAGTGTACTTAACCAGATTGTTGGTGTGGGCCTTGGCAGTGCAGGTATATATTTAAACATAGAGCCAGTTGGGCAGCGTGTATGCCGTGTTTACAAGACTACTGTTAGTAATTTACGTATTCAATACACTGATGGTACGTTCACTGACTGGACTGTTTAAGGAGTAACTTATGACATATCGTTTTGGTCTTCGTTCAAAAGCATCCCTTCTTGGAGTGCATCCAGATCTAATTGCAGTAGCATACCGTGCACTACAACTATCCACAGTTGACTTCACAGTGACTGAAGGACTACGTAGTGTAGCTAGGCAACATAAACTGTTTGCCGAAAATAAATCTCAGACACTGAACAGCAGGCATATTACTGGCCATGCTATTGACGTAGTTGCACTTAAAGCTGGGGAAGTTACTTGGGACTGGGCCGCGTATGAGCAGCTGGCTGTAGCATTCAAAGCCGCGGCCACGGAACTGGGCGTGGATTTAGAGTGGGGCGGGGACTGGAAGTCATTTAAAGACGGTATGCACTTCCAACTATCGCATGCATCTTACCCAGCACCTCGTGATGCAGCAGCAGGAGAGCAAGCATGAATCCATTACTTCTTGGTCCACTATTTGAGCTAGGTGGAAATCTTATCAATCGCCTGTTTCCAGATCCTGCGCAGAAAGCTGCGGCAGAGTTTGAGTTGTTGAAACTGACTCAAGATGGTGAGCTGCAAAAAATATTAAAGCAGCTAGAAATCAATGCCAAAGAAGCTGAAAGTCCTAATCTGTTTGTAGCTGGCTGGAGGCCGTATATTGGCTGGATATGTGGAACTGGATTACTCTACGCAACTATTCTGCACAACTTACTAGAATGGTTATCAGAAACTCAAGGATGGGCAGCTCCCCCAGCAGTTG